GATTGCTCTCCCGTCAAGCTATATATCGTTTCCGAAAGGTTACGAATCTATAACTGACGAGACGCAGGTATCCTTGGATGGACAGTCGAGGGCAAAACAGCGTCGTCATTTGACGCAGCTGTCTCGACAATTGAGGAATATCCAGCGAGATTTCGGTTTGGGCCGTTTAGACCCTTACCTGTCATCTCACCAGAGGTTCCTCGATGTGCATCGCTGCAACCACACCGTAAAGAGATTATCTTTTGAGGATATTCTCCATAAGGCTCGGAGGCAGATTTCCGGCGATAGGTATACGATATACAACTACGTTCATCGGAATGGCGACTTTCTACTCAGACCGAACGTTCTTGGTTCTGACGGCGTAAACTCAGGCCGTTGGAACGCCAAGAACTATCAGTCTGATCCGTATCGCACTCCCGATTGGTTTGCCCTCCTAGATCAGTTTAATGAAGCTACTAATAGCCTCATACCGTCATCAACACTCCTCGGAGAGAGCATCTACGAACACGGCATCTTTATTGATGCGTTTAAGTTTATGCTCAATCCGTCTTCCGCTCTTAAGAGTTTTCTTAAGGTCGCGAAGAAGGTGTATAAGCCGGGTCAGACTCTAGGGAACGTTAGACGTATAATCAAGCAAGCATCCGGCACCTATCTGGGTTACCAGTTCGGTGTTCGCCCTGCGGTCCAAGAAGTTAGGAGAGCCCTTTCTGCACACGAAATTGTGCAGGGTCGGCTTCAATGGCTTCAACAGAATGCAGGTGGATACGTGCCCATCAGGGTTAGGTCGAAAATCGACTCGCCGTTCTCTAACGAAGATCTTCCAGGTCCTGGCACCTCATCTACAAAGGTTCTTTGTGATGAGAAGTCAGTAACTGCGACTATCTCCGCTTGGTGCAAGGTCCGCGAGGACCTTAACTACGCTGGACAGTGGTCTGCTTACACTCAGTACTTCGGCCTTCAAAAGGTCGCAGGACTGGCGTGGGAGCTAGTTCCGATGTCCTTTGTTCTAGATTGGTTTACTAACGCGCAGGACTATATCAATAGATATTTGTCTCCGCCCGTTGTGAACCCTTTCTATAACATGCGTGGTCTTTGTCATTCATTGAAACAGCTAACGAAGGAAAGCCTTTGGCTTGGCCCGAATTATCTGTATCAAGAAGACAGTGCGACGCTTACAACGCCGAGCACCGCCACTAGAGTATGTAGTCTAACTACTTCCTCTTATGTGAGAACGCCAACTCTTCCATCGTCCTCAGGTACGGTTGATTTCTCC